TCAAATCTGAATTCTAAACAAGTTGAATTTTGAAATTCTTTTTGAAGTTGTACTTTCCAGATCCGTCCGGGTACGGATTTTTAACTTTTCTATGAATCGAACTTTAGCTTCCGACGCTTTCTCTGTCTGATTCAGATTATAGGCAATGGCTCCGATAAATAAATCACACAGCTGTAATAAATCCAGTTCATGAGAACGCACATGCTGAATTTTTTCAATGATCTCCATCCTGACATTCAGTATGTCTTTCAGCTTTTCAGTCCGGTAAGAGCTGAGATTATCTTTAATATCCAAATAAATATTATAATGCCAAACCGGATCCAAAGTATGAAAAAGCAACTGATAATACATCAGATAGTAAAATTTATTGTAATCATGATCACATTTATCGGCAATATACCGGCTTTTATCTACGATAATCGCCCTGAATCGTATCCCTCCTTTTTTGAAAAACCAATCTACCAACTTCGCATAAAACGGATAATTCCACTCATTCAAATAAGTCCATTTCACTTCCAGTGTATTCTTATATTTCACCCGCAAGCTTTTCAGCTCCCCCTTCATCTGTTCTATTTTATGCAAGGGAGCCGCAATATACCCCAATACCATGAACCGTTTGCCATCTTTTTGAAGATGACAGCTCTCATCGCAATAATAATTATATACCCAAGACCCACGCATGATTTTAAGGATAAGAAGATTAAGGCTAATTTAAGCAATTTTTACCTGAAAACAAAACCCAAACACATTTTTTCCCTTTACATAGCAAAATCTTTGATCTGGCGGTAAAACGTCGGCATTGGAAGCATGTAAAAACCGGTGATTTGCCGGAAAGTTGTCATCTGTCATTGCACTTACCTTTCACTATATTTGGCTGTATGAAAAGGGAAATAATAGCATTCGGAGATTATTATGACAATCTCATGAAAACCCTGTCAGCGACCGAGCCTAAGAAGGTTCATTATATACTTGACCTTCTACAGATCAGAAATAGAATTAGTACGAAATTCGTCATATTTATCAGAGATAGCCTCTATGAAATAAGGACTATGTATCATGGAAATATCTACCGGGTATTTTTCATTTTCGATGAAGGCCGGATCATAGTTTAAGGGGTAGATTTGTCAACTTTAAACAAAAAACGCACTGATAATCAGTGCGTCCTGTTTTTTTGTCGAGATGACTGGAATTTTGACGTCACTGGAAGTTTTTTATTTATTGGGTTTTAATTTTTGTCAATTTTGTCTATAGCATCAGTCTTCATTTCACCACTATCCACCACTTCTTTTTCTTTTTTCAACAATTCTATTAGTTGCTGTTGTTGTTTTATTAATTCTATCTGTTGATCTAATACTTGAGTTATTTTTTTATCAACTTGGGAGGTTTTTGATCTATTTTCAGTCAATTCTTTAATTTTTACTTTATCATACTCTTTGTTGACAAATCTAAACATGCTGCTAATTGCATATAACGATAATAGTATAAAATCAAGAATAAAATAGCAATTTACTCCACGTATAAAACATAAAAAGAATAATTTAAAAAAACAGATCAAGCTATCTTTAGAAACAGAAGTCCAATAATACTGACTAATATCAAGATTAAAAAAATCATACAATGCCATCAACATTAAAAGTACAATAGATAATATTGATATTAAAATACAGTATGTAGTAATTGCCGTAAATTGCTTGAAAAAATTTTTAACTTTAAGAAGATCTATTTTTTCAATATCATTATATTTTATTGTAAAATCTATTCTCTGAAATTTATCATAAACAGTAAGTATGAGAGCTAAAAAAAGACCTACAAATATTGAAAATGCAGTAATGGCATAATCTATAAATTCATTATTCAAACCTTTAGGAAGACTAAATACAAATAAAAATGAAACGACAATAATACTCCACTGAGCAATATTGAAAAAAAATTTCGGTTTCTTTCCTTTACCCAGAATATCAGTATACTGCCAATAGTGGCCTTCTCTTATTAGGAATGATATAAATGTCTTAATTTTCACTGATTTGATTCAAAAGTGATAATTCTCCATGGACTATTTCTAAAAGACCGAAACAAAAACCTTTTAATTCTAAATAATCAGGAAATCCATATTCATCTATAGTAATACCTTTATTCTCTAAGAAAATTACAGGCTTTATTTTCAAGTCTTCATCATTAATATCAAATGGACTTTCATTATGTGTAGTATTGTTTTTTATAAATGCTTTTTTCTTTGTAAAAGAACTTAAACGCTTAATACCTATCCTGTTAGATAAAATCTTGTTTATTATCGTCGGATGTTCTTCATACTCAATTCCCTTTTGGGATTCTATGGTCACAGTAACCTTTAATATATCATCAACATGTTCAATTGGAAAACCAAGGTCATCAGTTAAAACTTCACCACTAAAAGCATATTTTTTAATATATCCATCACTTTTGAATTGATCCTGAAATAACTTAGGGTAAAAAGGTTTTATATCTGGAATTAAATAACCTGGAATATTAGAAAAAAGATCCCTAATTTTATTTTTTAATAAAGATGTAAGCGATTCAGAGGTATAGGACTGAACCATCAATACACCTTGATGCGAATTCATAGGTAAGTGTAAGAAAAAATAGAACTGATCAGCAATTACATCATCTTGCTGGACTCTATCTTGTCTAGCCTTGTCATTTACTTTAGATCTGGTTCGGAGTAAACCATATTTCCCTCCATATAATTTCCCTTCAATAACATTCCTTTCAGCATGAGGAGCAATATCGCAATCGTCATGTTCAACATCTGCTCTAAAAATGGTCATTGCTTTTTTATCCTTTTCATTTTTTATATATTCTCCGGAGGCAAATTGAGATACAAACAATCTGAAGAAATCAAGGAAAAGTATATTTTCTTCCTCTTCTTCCTCTGTATACTCACCTTTTTTAATTAAAAGAGCATTTAAGAAAGCTTTGAAGGAATAAAGGGAAAGATCATTACAACTTACCTTGAGATTAATAGTAAAAACTTCAAGTTTAGGAGTATGAGCCATAACATAAGTATTAAGTTAATAATTAGCACATTTATTGTATTTCCCAAGTCTTTCTATTACGAGTAAAGATTAATTTTTGAGAATTATTTTTTTACAGGTTTGAGTTTTAATAATAAATCGACGTTTGTTTTTACATTACTAACAAGACGTCTAAATTCATTCTCATTAATATCAATAAAGGGGTGGTCATGTTCAACATAACGACACCTTGTTCTCTCTAAACGTTCATTTAAAAATTCTATGAGTAATGTATTAGTTTCATCAAGAGCATTTAACAATATCTCTATTTCTTTTCTTTCTATAAGCATGATTATTTAGTATTTAGGTTCTATTTGTCCGAAAATCCGCTTGCATCGGCACATCCGGCACCATCGTCCTTTGGGGCATCCGTTTTTTTCATTTGCCTCAGAAGTTCGGCAAAATTATCAGCGTGTTTTTCATTGACTCTGATTAATGCCTCTACATGTTCATCCCGTCTTTTAATGGCGGCCATTAATTCTTTAATTGTTTCTGAATCTTTCTGTTTTTCCTCTTCTTTTATAACTTTTTCTTCAACACAAGTATACATATCCCCTTCTCCAAACAGTACCCACTGTTTGTTTATAAAAGATATTTTACTTATTTTATCAAGAAAATTTGTTTGCAAAGCCTTTCTACCAGTCTTTATATCAGTAAAATCTTGAGATGAAAAACCCGCTTTCTCAGCAATTGCTTTAAAACTCTTGATTTTTCCTTCATTTACAAGCTTCTCTATAGCATATATAAAACGCTTTGTTTCAACGTTTTTTGCTTTTGGATAAAAATCTTCAGTAAAATATACTTCTTTTTCTTGCATATATAAGTATAAAATCTTTATATTTGTCTCATTAAACTTTTAGCAAGTTAACACAAAGAATTGAATTATAAAATAGTAAAAAGTATGAAAAAAGAAGATCTTCAAAAAATCAAGCAATGGCTTCCCCGTGGTTATGGCCGACGCATATACAATGAAACTGGTATAAGTTTCATGACCATTTATGCGACCATGAATGGGAAAACTCACAATCAAAAAGTAATTGACGCTGCAATAGCAATTGCTAAGGAAGAAAAAGAAAAAACCGAAAAGGCCAAAAACGAGATTGCAGCACTGTGATGAAAAGAATTTTAGATTAATACCAACCCTTTAAAATTTAGTTATGTCAGAAATAAAAAGTATACCCGTAAAGATAATCATCGAAGATGTAACAGGAGAGAATGAAGGCCTTATTTGGGAGTTGAATCGTGTTGGCGTGGAAGTTGGAGATATCAGAACCGGACTTTATAATCCTGAGAATAAATCAGTTCAGTTTTCAATAGGTTGTAATGACTGTTCTGTTTGGGTTGGCGAGACTTGCAGACTTTTAGAATCTTAATACTAACAAAAATCCCGCTTGCGGTTGGGGAACTTTCAGCGGGATTAAACTTTATCAGTTATGGAAACAAATGTACAGTACTTTGGCCAAAGTGCCAACATTCCGGCCGGAATATTTTCCGGTACCGAAATATTCGCTCACAGAGGGGAACTATATGCAATTTATAACGGAGTACGAATTTTATTCCAGGATCTACCCAGTATGGAAAAACGCAATTTTGTAGAAATGTACATGAAAGATAAAGAAAGTCAGGAATTTATCCGAAAACAATTTGGTATTACCGGCTTTGAGTCCGGTTTCAGGCAATGGCTTTTCTGCAAATTCGGGGCCCTTGATGGAGATCCGGACAGCATCAATGACCAAATTACGCCGGACACCTACAATTCTGCTTGCCAGCGAATCGATTGTCCCGGTCGTGGTAAAATATGCGGCAGCGATATCGCATTGAAAAGTTACGAAATTGCAACCTTACGTGAATTGAAATCCGGTAAAACAGCCAAAGAGATTGCAGACTCTTTATGTATCTCCGAACCCGCAGTCAAAAGCCGGATAGAAAAACTAAAAAACAAGTTTAATGTAGCTAATGCCGTTGCTCTGATCGGAATAGTTACAGAATTAGGAATATAGTCTGTGTTGAGTGACCTCCGGATGCCGCACCGGAGAAAGTCCAAAGCGGTGAGTTCTTTCACAAAGTCCCGGCCGTAGCGTCATGGCCGGGACGTCCTCCGGAGAAGATCGCAGGTGCGTAATAGGTAAGGATAACGGCTATCGCGCGAACAGCTGACAGAAGGTTATCCGGGTTCGAATCCCCTCTCCGGTCAATTAATTCCCAACATCAAAAACTATGAAAAAGAAAGAACAACAGTACCGCGTCTCTGACTTTGAAAACGCTATCCGGAAATCGGATCTCAATATCCTGATTTCAACAGTCAACTATCTTCCTGATTCTCTCTATGTAAAAGAGATCGTCGGATTTATCGAGCAAAATAACCGGGGCATCAGGGTTACCTGGAATAATACCGGCGAAGCATTTGTAGCAACTGCCAGAACACCAGAGTTTGACATTAAACTTTAACCTATGAATAAATATATTATAAAGGCCGCCAAACACGGAAAAGATGACCAGTTTGGTTTTAAAGAAGCTACAGAACATTTATACTTTTTTGCTGCCGGGCTAAAAGATTTACAGAAAACAATCTGGTGTCTGACTCCACCTGGATATCATGTAAGAACCGCACAATATTTCTCCCGCATTCTTCGTCCAGGAGATGCAAAATTGATAAATCCTCTGTCGAAAATTACGATGTTCGAAATAAAACTGATCAAACACCAACCTGTTATTAAACATGAAATAGAATTAAGTAATCCGGCCGGATATAAGCATAAACTAAAAGTGGTCTCACCTGATTCCTGGAAAATATAAAACATATAATCAATAGAACATAGTTATGGAGAAAATTTACATGATAAAGTACACTCTTACCAGAGTCCCGAAAAATAAACTACAAAAGAATATCGATGAATTATTACGGGTCGATGACCGTTTTCTGTTAAAAGAATCAGATTTCGATAAATACAAAGAATCGGTAGACAAACGAATCCAGAAAGCCAACGAAACAAATCGCAGGTGTAAACCCGAAAATAATTCCCTTGAAATAAGATTTAAATTTAAGGATTTTCCTGACGATCGGGAACTCTTTATAAGCGATTCTATGTTTGTTCTAAGATTTTTGGAAATAAAACCAGAAACAATAATCGATCACCATCTTTTAAGTATTTAACGATTTAAAGAAACTCGTTATGTCCGGCAAACGATGGACTAATACAGAGGACGATTTTATGAGAAAACATTATCCTTCTGAATCGAATCCTGTAATCTGTGAAAAACTGGGAAGAAGCCTCCGGAGCGTGTATTCCCGCGCAAAAATCCTGGGGCTGAAGAAAACCGCGGAATTTATGCAGGAACAATGGCAAATGTTGGCGGAGAATTTACAGAATAACGGAAAACGTTATCGTTTTCCCAAAGGAAATATTCCGGCGAATAAGGGAAAGAAAATGCCGGCAAATGTTTATGAGAAAGCCCGACAAACGATGTTCCGGAAAGGAAATATCCCGGCCAATCATAAACCGATCGGATATGAACGAATAAATGTAGATGGTTATGTCGAGGTGAAAGTTGCTGAACCCAACAAATTCAGATTAAAGCACCGGATTGTTTGGGAAGAAAATTTCGGGACTATTCCACCGGGATATAACGTTCAGTTCCGGGACAAAAATCGGCAGAATCTGCAACCGGATAATTTATATCTGATCAGCCGTTCAGACCAACTGAAAAAAGAGAATAGTATGTATGCCCGGTATCCGAAAGAATTACAACGGGTAATCCAAATAAAGGGAGCTTTACAACGTCAAATCAATAAATTCAAGAAAAATGAGTAATACAGGAATTACTTTGGTAGATGTCCGGCAAGAAGCCATGGATGCAATTCGAAAATTGAAAAGTGGGGATATCGATGTAAAAACAGCAGGCGCGATAAAAGATCTACTGAATACAGTAGTGGATACGGCCAAAACACAGGTTGCCTATATTCAGTCGATCCCAAATACAATAAAAGAACAGATGTCTGTGAATGAAGTAAAAGCTATTGCCGGCACTTTAGTAGATCGGGATGCCGAACTGGATAACTCATTAGCAGAAATCCGGCAAAACCAAAAACAAGTTTATAAATAAAGAGAAAACCGTTTTAATCACTTATCAATGAAAAGGGAACTCTCCCGTAACTGGGAATATATAACAGTCGGAAAAGATCCGGCCAGGGCAGAGTTGATTTGCAAGAATCTTCAGCGATGGGGATTCGAAACATTCATCCTAAAGCACAAAACGGTAACATCTCCACTTCGCTGTTATGTATATGTCAGAAAAGATTACGGAAAAAACAATGGAAACAGTCGATATAAATAGTGAGTTAAATGGGCTGTTAATTCTTTTTGACCGATATGTCCTCAAAGAGAAGAACGGAAAATTTCAATTTAGCGGTGAAATATTCGAATACCATTTTGCATGTGAAGTGCCGGCAGCAGAATTGGTGACAAAAATCGGCGAATTCCTGATAACGATTCCTAAATACATGTGGAACCTGAAAAAACAGGAACTGCAGAATACGGAAAATTAATGTAACGATGTAACTATGTATGTGGAGCAGCAAGATATATTGGATGCCACAAACGGTGGTCTGGATATTATCCTGTATTATTATCCTCAGGCCCGGCAGGCTTTAGAAACCAGAGAAAAAAGATTCAGAATAAGGGATGAGAGAACCCCTTCAGCTTCCCTGAAACAAGCCACAGACGGGAATTGGCTGGTAACTGACTTCGGTGATGACCAAATTCCCCGTAATGGGATACAGGTATGTGCCAAAGAAGAAGGGAAAAGCTTCAGAGAAGCGATTATACTTCTGGCAGGCCGTTACGGTATCGGTGCCCTAAAACAGGAAACAAACAAACCGGAAGTCGAATATCGTGATGCCCGCAGCGAAGAAGAAGAAGGGAGCTATTCCTTCGAAGTAAATGATACTATTTCCGATAATGAACTAAATATACTTGGTCCTAAAGTAACCAGGGAAGTTTGTAAAAAGTATTATGTGTTTTCTCTGAAATCATTTACCTATATCAAAAACCGGAAAGCCCGTATCACCCGCGCAACAGAAAACTATCCTATTTTCCTGTTCGATCATCAGGACTGGAAAAAAATCTATCAGCCGCTTAATCCGGAAAAGCAATATCGTTTTTCCTATGTCGGCAATAAACCGAAGGATTACATCAATGGACTTCACCAGCTCCAGAATGCATATGAAGATTTCCGGAACAAACAAATGCGGGAAGATCCGGAAAGCCGGGAACAGGAAAAAGAAATTGAAAAACTCCCTGAAGCAATATTATGCAGTGGCGACCGGGATTCTCTGAATGTTGCCGGTTTCGGTTACCAGGTACTTTGGATGAATTCCGAAACAGCACGATTATCCGAAATTCAGTATAAATCTATTATGAAATGTGTGGAAACCCTGTACATTCTTCCTGATATCGATACCACCGGAATCCGGTCGGCAATCCGGTTAGGACTACAATATCTGGATATCCGTTTTATCTGGTTACCTGAATCTCTCCGGGAATATAAAGACAATCGTGGCAAAACCCGGAAAGATCTCAGGGATTACGTTGAACTATATCCGGAACGAAAGGATTTTCAAAAATTGATAAACGTTGCTATGCCTTTACGATTCTGGGACGAAGTAACCAAAGAGGAAGGGAAACGTTATTATTTCAATGACGAACATGCGTTATTTTTTCTGAATGCAAACGGTTTTGGCCGAATTGAATATAAAAATACGAAAGGTAAAAGTATCTTCGTTCAGATCGAAGATAATGTAGTTCACGAAGTAGAACCGGAAGAAATTAAAGATTACGTGCTGGACTTTATGGAAAAACGTTACCTCCCTATCCCCCTCCGTAATGTAGTCCGTAAACCCAATCAACTTTCCGAAGCTACCCTGAAGGGACTAAAAAAATTGAAACTCGACTTCACTGACTATGACTCCGAATCCCAGTATCTGTTTTTCCGGAACAAAACCATAAAAGTAACCGGTGAAGAAATAAAAGAATTCCGGCCCGGTGATACCTCACAATGTGTTTGGGAAGAAAAGGTAATTCCACATCATTTCCGGCTCCTTCCTGAGCCCTTTCATATCACCTGGAATAAAGACACCGATTCCTACGATATCGATATCTATAATCAAGACAGCTCCTTCTTCTGTTATCTGATCAACGCCAGCCGTGTTCACTGGCAGACAGAACTCGAAATCCGTCTGGAAGACAAAGATCCGGAATACCGGAAAAAATACCTGCAGGCACATAAATTCTGTATCGACGGAGAATTACTTTCTCCGGAAGAGATCCGCGATCAGAAAGAACATCTCATCAACAAAATGTTCGCAATCGGGTATTTGCTCCACCAATACAAGAACCGGGCACGCCCCTGGGCTGTATTTGCTATCGACAACAAAATAAGCCCTGAGGAAGAAAGCCACGGCCGGAGTGGTAAATCATTCTGTTTCTCAGCCCTGAATATCTTTAAGAAATCGGTCACTCTGCCCGGCCGGAATCCGGAAATTACCAAAAACCCGCACATCTACGACCGGGTAACGGAATATACGGACTATATCCTGGTTGATGATGCTGACCGGTATCTGCCTTTCGAATTTTTCTATGATACCATTACCGGTGTAATGACCGTCAATCCTAAAAACAATCAGTCATACGAAATCCCATTCAGTAAATCCCCGAAATTTTGTTTTACATCCAATTTCCCTCTCCGGAACTCGGATGACTCCACCGAAGCCCGGGTATTGTACACGGCTTTCTCTGATTATTATCATGAAAAAACAGAAAGAAACAACTACAAAGAAACCCGTAAAATCGCCGATGATTTCGGAAAAAATCTTTTCGATGACTATAACGAAGAGGAATGGAATGCCGACCTCAATTTCTTCGCTCAGTGCCTGAAGTTCTATCTTTCGGTCCCCTCTCCCCGTAAGATCGATGCTCCGCTAAAAGATGTAACCCTGCGTAAACTGCTTGCCGACATGGGATCGAACTTTAAAGAATGGGCCGATGTTTACTTTGATCCGGAGGGAAACCATGTAAATGTATGCATTGTCCGCGAAGAAGCCCTGGAAGACTTTGTAAAGTCGACAAAGACAACCCGCTGGACAACAAACAAATTCACAAAGTCCCTGAAGTCCTATTGTGCTTACAATGGATATACCCTGAATCCTAAGGATCTCCAGAATTCCCAGGGACGTATCACCCGGAAAATTGAAGGTACACCTAAAGATATGATCTATGTTAAAACCAAAACCATTGATCCGGTAGAACTAACCGAAAATAATATGAAAGAAAAACTGAAAGAAGACGATAAACCGTTCTAATGGAAACACCCGGAATATATCGGAAAAAGGTCATTGATTTTCTTGACCGGATGCCTGTTGGTTCTGTATACATCATCGACCATATCTGTAAAACAGAGAACAAAGAAATGTTTATAGAAATAGTCAAAGAATACATCATTTCAACACGTCGTGCCTACAGTAACGGGATCGAATTCACCAACGACTATTCCCGGATCCGCAAGATGGATATTTCCGGATTACCAAAATTGTATTGAACTTTTTTTAATAAACAATCATTATAAAACAGAACTTTAATTTTAAAGGAAACCTAAATCAGGGAAAGTCAGGAAAGTACAAATCTAATTGATAGAAATTTTTCTATCTTTCTTTGGTAAATAATGGAAATTTTTCTATTTTTGTAATGTCAAACAATCAATATCATGAAGTATACAGAATTTCATCGGAGGATTATAAAAAATGGTTGGAAATTTCATCATGCAGAAGGGAGCCACTATTTCTACATACGAGACGGTAAGTTATCGCAGCCGATTCCTTATCATGGAGCAAAAGAAATCCCGGAACCCTTAAGAAAAAAAATCTGCAGGGAAATGAACATTAAATAACTGCTATATTAATACAAGGAAGCCATGAAAAAACTAATTATTACAATATGTGCAAGTAAAGACAGCTTCGGCGCTTATGCAGAGAATTGTGAAGGCATTTACGGTGCCGGTGACACAGTAGCAGCAACCAGGGAAAATATCCAGGAAGCCATTCGGCTTATTAAGGAATATAATTCACCGGATCAGATTCCTGATATATTGAAAGGAGAGTATGAAATAGTCTACAAATACGATACTCAAAGCCTGTTGCAATACTATTCCGGTATTCTGACCAACGCGGCCCTGGAACGTCTGACCGGTATCAATCAGAAGCAATTATGGAACTATGCCAACGGACTTTCCAAACCTCGGGAAGCCCAGGTCCGTAAAATAGAAAATGCCTTACACCAATTAGGTAGAGAACTTATTTCTGTGTCGCTTTGATTTGATTGTTTGACAGCACATTTCATTGACATGGATGCCCGGCCCACTGGCCGGGTTTTATTTTACAAAGCCTCAAGCAACTTGGATCCGTATGGTTACAATTGCCGTCCCCCCCTATCAGCCAGGAGAGGGATTATCTTTGATCTTATATAGCCTCCCCTTTTTCCCCTTAGAAAAAGTGCCGGAAAAAAATGTAACTCTGTATCCATTCGCTGAAACTCCAACAAACATAAGGGTTACAAAGTTACATTCTTATTTTTTAAAGGATACAAGGTTACAAAATAAAATGTAACCAACAGAAGGTTACAAAAGGTTACATTTTTGCTTTTTTTCAGGTTACAAAATGAAAATAACCGGACCGTCGGAGTTAACACAAAGTACAGCAACCATTTACAAAAACAATCTCACCCCGGATACAGGGTTACACTTTTTTCCGGTAAAAACTGAATTAACATGTTAAACTTCTATTTGTACTTCCTGGTACAAAGGTGATTTTATAACTTCACAGAGTAAAAGAATTCCCATGACAAAGAACATTATCACGATCGATCTTCCTCCCCATCTGGCAGATTATTGCCGGCATGAATTCGGGGTGGATAACGAAGGAAATATCATCCTTCGTCGTTCCCATGACATCGGTAAACAGATATATTCCCATATTCTGACAGCCGATCTTCCCCCGAAACAGCTTCCCGGATTACACCCTACCCCCTTCATCATCCCCGTCACAAAATCCAACCGTTACATCCTGGGATCCCGTTTCCTCTATATATCACGGTGGGGCGAAGAAAAAATACAGGACTACATCGAAGCCGACTTCAACCAGCGGATACGGATCCTGTTCGAAGCCGGTTACCGGAAAAACTACTCCCAGAAGCAAATCGTTGAGGCCATTCTCCAGGCATACAACATCAAAAATACATCACTTAATTACGAGGCAGTGAAGAAATCTGACTACCGGAATCAGAAAAAATTACGCCGTTTAGTGTTTGATGACATACAAAGCATTGTAAATCAATAGAATATAAAATATTTCAGTGTTTTTACCGAATCCATAGGCTAAAACATTGCGCTTAAACAATAAGAAAGAACATGTTAAAACAAATCACTGGCATTTCCGTTGCTACACTCCCAATGATTAATAAATTTCAGAATACCCGATCTTTTGTCAAAATTGATCTATTGCCTGGTAAAAACTGGATACCTTTAAAAATTACTTCAGGATCATCCGAATTTTCTGAAAAGCCCAAAATCACTGATTCCGGCGTCATGTATGAACAGAAAATCAAGACAGAAATTTCATCCTCACATCTCATGGATAGAATGATTCTACAACTTGAACAGTTTCATTTACTAGTACAGATTATCTATAATGACAATAGCATAGAAATCATTGGGTGCCCTGATTTTCCAGTTCATTTAACAACTGAACTAAATGTAAAACAAAGTAGTTATTACAAGTTCGAATTTAGCTGTACCACAATCTATAAAGCTTTCCGTCTATTTAGCTAACGTCCTTTCTTCCGACACAGCCCACATTTACCTTTGAGAAAAAAGGCAGATGTATCCATTTCTCTTATCGCAAATCTTACGGGGCTACTGGTTCCTTCGTCCGGAAGACGTCATTGCCGGTCAGGCTATTGTCTATAAATTATTGACTGGCGAATACAATGACAAATCTGTCAAGTCACTTTCAGCCACAACTCCAATCTGCCAAAATGTATCGGATGGTGGTTCATCTTATGACAAAGCTCCCAAAGGCAGTGTTGCCATCATATCATTACGAGGTACAATGCTAAAATATGGTACTTGGTGCAATTATGGCACCGAAGAGATCGCCAGCCAAATCCAGGCGGCTACCAATCACGAAAATATTGCTGCCATTGTTTTGGATATCGACTCCGGAGGTGGTGCTTGCAATGCTGTTGCACCTCTCGCTGATGCCATCGGTAAAGCCCGTTCTGCCGGTAAACCTGTCGTCGCATCATGTGATCTGGCCGCCAGCGCTGCTTACTGGGTTGCTTCATGTTGTAACAAGATTGTTGCGAACAACGGAATCAGTAGTGAATTCGGAAGTATCGGGGTGATGTGCAGTTTTGCAGATGCCCGTCCGGTATATGAGAAAATGGGATATCAATTCCACGAGATTTATGCAGACCAAAGTACGAATAAAAACGAAGACTTTAACCTGGCATTAAAAGGAGACTATTCCCTTATCAAACAGGAATCCTTAAATCCGTTAGCTATTACTTTCCAGGAAAGTATAAAAGCAAACAGGCCGGGACTGAAAACAGATATTCCAGGCCTCCTGTCAGGTAAAATGTTCTATGCAAAATCAGCCCTTGAAGTAGGACTAATCGATGAAATCGGATCTCTGACCCGGGCAGTAGATTTAGCCCGGGATCTCTCTCGCGACGCTATTATTCACAATTATATACTATCATAGCTTATGTTTAAACAAGTTTTAGCTGTAGTACTATCAGTACTTGGTATTTCCGCCCTGGAAAAAAAGGATGGAAAATCTACGCTTACGGAGAAACAGCGTACAACCCTGACCGGGAAGTACGGTGATAAATTCGTCGAGCAGTTTCTAAAAGATCTTGCTGCTTTTGAAGAAAACGGCCAGGAAGTTTCCGGTAAGGAAATCGAAGACATCCAGGCCCAATTAAATGAAAAGCAAAAAGATTATGATCGCATGAAAGCAGATTTTGAGAAATATAAAAGAGAATCTGCAACCAGGGAAGAAAACCTGAATGCCCTGATCAATAAGTTGAGTGAAGATCCGGAAACCGATCTGAAAACTGAAAAAACAGAAACAGCCCAAATGAAACCAACTTTCAAGCTGGACATGAACATGCTTCACAATAAGGTGCTCGATAATGCCGTAAATGGAGACGGATTAATGGCACTGGCTGGGAATACAATCGAAACGGAAGATCTAAAAACCGAATTTGGGAAGTATGTTTCTGATCGCCGCTATGAAATCATAACTCTTCTCTTCGGTAAATTACAATGTACGCAGTACATGACCACGAAAATGACGGACAAAACAGAATGGCAGGCCGTGCAGTCCGTTATTTCAGATCTGATCCAGAAGTTCACTCCTTACTGGACACCTTCTGGAAAAGTAAAATTCACCCCAATTGTCATTAAAAACCGGAAACATAAGATCAACTATCCCTTGAAACCGGCCGAAATCATGGAAGATGTAATTGCTTATCTCTATGATGAAGGATTACAACCAAAGGATATGCCGATTGTGAAGTACTGTATTGAAGTTTTATTAAAACCGAAAGTTGAAGAAGAAAGAGACGAACAGCTGGCTATCGGAGTCTTCGATGAATCCAAAAACAAGAATAAAAATGACGGAGATGCCGGAGATCTGCACGGCTCACTGGATGGTTATATTACAATCCTGAAACAATTATACGAAGATCAAGAACAAAATATTGTCCGGCTTTTACCAGGTGTTGATCTAAACCGGCAAAATATTTATGATCAGTTCGACAATATCTATCAGCAGATCCCCAAGAAATACCGTACCAAAAAACTGCCGATCTTCATAGATCCGGATCTACTGAACCTGTACGAATTGGCTCGTGATGACAAATTCCCAAATTCCAAAAATGAAGATGAAAACAAAAAACGTCTGCAGCACACCAATTTTACCTTCGTTCCGTTGGATGGCATGACAGGTACCAGGCTTTTCTTCATCACACCGAAGGAAAACTTTATTCACCTGCTTTCCAAAAATAAAGGCCTTTCAAAAATTTGGATCCAGGCAGAAAACTACGATGTGAAAATTTTTGCCGAATGGTGGGAAGCCGTCGGGTTCGCAATAGCAGAACTGATTTTCGCCTATGTACCGCCAAAAGAAACTCCAGATGGTTCAGGTAGTAAACAGAGTCTTTAACCTTCAAAATTTACGATTTTATGGCTAGTGAAACATATTCTCCTGTCAGCATTCCGAAAAAAAACAACGGAGGCCGGACCAAACCCAAAGATGCGAAGATAATCATCGGACGTATCAACGATGTAGAAACATTTCCGACTCCGGACGCAAAAGGTATCCTGATATCGGAACCAATCGTTATGAAAGCTAACGCAAAAATGATTACTTTGGAAGTAACACCTTCGACGATTAGCATCACCCAGCCGACCGAGGGAGATCCTGATAACAAAGGAGTGAAACCAAAGATCGAATTTTCCCGTCCAGGCTCTGATGACGTAGAATTCGAAGAATTCCTGGAAAATAATATCAATGAAGACTTATTCGCTATTATCAAATTTCCTATATCCGGTATCAAAAAGATTGCCGGATATCCCGGTAATCCGTTGCAACTATCAGCAGAAAGTACTGACAATAATGAAGGGGATACGCACAAAGTTACCCTGGAATCTGTTCTGCGTGGCGGACGGATCCGCTTTTATCAGGCAGCTCTTCCGGCCATTGACGGAGTAGATACACCCATTGGAAGTGGTGGTAGTCAAAGTGTTTAAATTTCTGTTTGTTTGATGATTGATGGAAGGAAACCGTCCGGGAAGTAAAAGTCTCGGACGGTTCTTTTTTCGTCCTTTCTTTGCAATTGCAAATTATGCACCTTCGGTATGTAATTTAAAATCAAAAATTTCATACCATGGTAAAGAAAAAAGGAACCGTTCAGTTAACAGAAGATACTCTCAAGAAAAATCTTGAAGCTACCAAAGTACAATCTAATGGAGACATTACACAAAAAATAGCAGATCTTACTGTAGAAAAAGAAACTCTACAAGCAAAAAACAAAGAACAAGCTGAAGAAATTCAAGAACTCTACCAAATGCTTGCTGATAAAGACAAACCTGAATATCTTGTCGTTATTCCTTATAAGGCCTCCGAAGCCCAGGGAAATGAGCTTTATTTGGCTATCTGTGGATGGTTGAAACATTTTAAAGAACACTTTCGTATTGTTATCGTGGGAGATAAGCCGAAAGACTTGAATCATGAGCTGCCAAAGAATGTTTCTGAAATCGTTCATCTTCCGCATACCTGCCAAACTGAAAATCCTCCATTGGATATTGTGGCAAAGCTTCAAGAAGTGATTGCTACTTATCCTGAATATCCCGGCCTTATTTTAACAAATGACGATATCTATCCGGTTAATGACTTTGATATTACCGAAGTGAAGTTATTGAAATCTGATGGAACGCTGACTGATCGGAAATCAACCGGGAACCTTTATGCTGAAAACCGAGCTAAAACATTAAAATTATTACAGGCTGAACAACTGTCAGTCTATGACTATGGTTGCCATACCCCGGTCTATTTTGAAGCGACTAAATTCCTTGAACTGGTTGAAAAATTCAATCTGACAGAATCAGCTTGCCTGATAACTTCTTTATACTTCAATTATTTTTATCCCAACCGTATTCCCGTAAAGCTGGAATTAGAATACGATAACCTGAAAGCCGGTGTTTATCGTCAAAATGCTAATCTTGCCAGACTCCAGGAAATCAAATCCCGCAAGATTTGGATTAATAATTCAGTTTCCGGTTGGAGTGACCAATTTGCAGCCATTATAGCAAATCTTATTTGATGAATGCCAGAGAAGAAATAATAAACTGGATGCGTACAGGGTGTGACATCGGTACCGGTGTTGCACTCTATTCTCGTTATGGGGATAATACCCGGTTCAAGTTATTATTATCTCATCACCCGCAACCCCATAGTGCAAAACTCCGGTTGCTCTTATCAAAGATTGCCAAAATAAAGTCCAGTGACTATTCCGGTGCTATCAAGGAACTGGAACGTGATAAATTCCGGCAGATGTATTCTTTCCTGACGGACCGGAATTGCCCGATAGAGTTGAAAGCCCTGGCTGCCGACAAAATTACCACTTACTGGCAATGTGTCGATCTGCACGAACAATTATTCTCATGTCATAAAAATGAAGATTGTCGGGATACGGCTGCATTATTAGTACATACCTTCACCGAAGACAGTCTAATAAAACGGGAACTGGAATATTATAAGCAACATCATGGTATTTTAGGTAAACACCCTATTTTTACCGAACAACGCAAAATCAACAATATCCGTAAAATGTCGATCCGGGAGCTACTCCGTAAAGAAAAGCAACTCCGTGATAATATCTGGCGGATTGAGTCCGAATTGAAAAAAGGAGATAAACCATATCTAGAGTATGAGCGCAGACGCCGCTTAGAAAGAAAACAGCAGGAATTGGAATTGGTAATTAGCTTACAGAACGAATAATGTATGAATAAATCTAAAATTTCTAAAGATAACATCATACTTACCGAAGAAAAACTGGAAGAATTGGAACGTTTGGCTGCCCTTAGCTATACAATTCCCGATATGGCTATGTATTTCGGTTTACCTTCAGATGAATTCCAGGCTGACGCAGAAAATTCTGATAGTAAAATTAATTACCATATCCGGCGGGGAATCCTGGTAAACACAGCCCGTACACAGATGGAGGTTATGAATAATGCCGAAAAAGGAAATACTCAGGCGATTCAGCTTTTGAGTAAAATCCAATATCGGAAAAACTTTGAGACAGCCCGACGTGACATTCTGTATGATTGTGAAATCGATGAAAAGATCCTGCATCGTTTGGAAGCTTATATCGAATCAGGTTCAACAATCAAGCTAAAACCTGGAGAAGAACTTTACCTGGAAGCAATGACATTGATGAATAGTATGCGCCGGAAATATGGCCGGTCGAAGACCATCAAATTCTTTTGTAACGCTCCTTTCAATCTCTCCTATGCCCAAGCAAGGGATATGTACGAACATTCTATTAATCTGTTTTACTCTGATTCCAAGGTTGAAAAAAAAGCCTTACGTAACCTCAAAGCCCAACAACTTGAAGATGCTGCTAAAATGGTCCTGGACACTGCAAAAGAACCTTCAGATTTTGAAATATACGGTAAATTGATCAAACTCTCGGCTGAAATACTACAGCTAAATCAACCGGATCCCCCTGAAATACCCAAAGGGACTTACGATCGTCCTTATCGGGTTTTCACTCTTGATCCGAAACTAATCGGAATGGATCGTCCTGACCGGAACTTACTTGCCCGACAGATTGATGAAATTGTTGGAGCCACTGAAACCGAGAAACAGAAAGCAAAATATGACGCCGGTATAGAAGATATCCCATTTGAAGATATGTTGAATGAGTACAAAGAAGAAAATTGACCTGAATAGTGAGAAAGTATCTGTTGTATACTCAAACTGGTTAGCCCAACTTGCAGGACTGATCAAAACACGGATTCTAATTCTTATCCTGGGACGTGGTGCCGGGAAAACAAATGATTTTTTAACCGAACGCCTGATCGATATCGCCTATGATATGCCTGGAGCCCCAATCGCCTTGGTTGCTGACACCTATATGAATCTACAGAAAAATGTTCTACCGGTCCTACTGGATGGTTTGGAACGTAAGGGCTGGCGTGAAGGCACCCATTATGTCGTAGAACAAGAACCACCGGAAATCACTGAAGAAATGTTACAGTCATGTCCGGAAGAATTAAAGGAACATTTTTGGCGACCATATAACCGGATTCTGAGTTATAAACACCGGATCATTTTCTTTACCGGCATGAATATAACCTTGGTTAGTCTTGATCGCCCCTCTGCAGCTGCAGGCAATTCTTATGTTCATATCATCGGAGATGAAGCCAAATTTTTCCCGGAACAAAAGATTGCCAAACTAACCAAAGCCCTCCGAGGTTATTATATTAAATATGGGAAAAGCGTTTATTACCGGGGCCAGACTTTTACCACCGATATGCCGAATATTAATAACGTCGGTGAATATGACTGGATTCTGAAACAGGCCAAACGGATGGATCCCAGACAAATTATGATGATTCTCCGTGTCGCTTTTATCATGAACGAGGTCACAGAAGAACTTATTGTAGCCAAAGAATCCGGCGATACAAAAGAGATCCGGAACAAACAACGCCTCTATAATCGTTGGAAAGAACGTTACGATGCAATCCGACAAAAGTCTGTTTTCTTTTATATTGCTTCATCTTACATCAATGCTGATATTCTCCGGCCTGAATATTTTGAAGATGAATTTGCCGGAGATCTGGAAGACGTATTGACAGCAATATTATCTACAAAACCTCGTCTAAGCGCCGGAAACAAATTCTATGCTGCAGTTAAGTCAAATAATTATTATAACGATGGTTCATCTTCGAAATTTGCCCGGATGTTTGGCATCCGAGACGAAGAAGATTGCCGGATTCTGAAATATCTCCGAAAAACTGAACCATTAGAAGTCGGTGTTGACTTCGGTAACATGATTTCCATGACTTTCGGGCAAGAACAAGGTAAAGATTATCGAGTATTGAAATTTATTTTTTCATTACCTCCCGAGTGGATACGCGAAGTTGCAGATAAGTTTTTAGCTTATTTCCATTACCATGAGAATAAAGAACTGCATATGTTTTATGATCGTGCAGGTAACCAATATGAAAAAGTCAGGCAAGATCCTGCTGGAAAATTAAAAGCCGCAATCGAAAAGGATCGTAATGGTAAATCAACGGGTTGGCAGGTATTTCTTGAATCCAGAAATCAATCCACGCTCTACACTTGGGATGAATATGATTTTATGAGTGAATTATTCTCCGGACATAATATTCATTTACCGAACATCCTGATCGATATGTACCATGCTAAACCACTAAAATGTTCCCTGGAAATTGCCCCGACAAAAATCGTCGAATTCAAAGGCAAAAAACGGATAAGTAAAGATAAAAGCTCTGAACGGTTACCAGCTAACCGTCTTCCCTGGGAAAGTACCAACCCCTCCGATTCATTTAAATACCTGATGATGCGGAAAAAATGGCTGAAATGGACAAAAGTGAAAAGTAGTGATACAGTTGTCGGGGCTGGATAATTTTACAAGTTATACCAAAGTCTACAAGCTCGAACATCTGAAAGAGTATTTTATCCATCAGTTAAAAAAAGTTTTAAGCATGGTTTAGGTAATCTAGGATACCAGAAACCATAAAGAGTCTGCCCCTCGGGCGGGCTTTTTTGCGCTTAACTTCCTTTTAAAGCTATCTTTTACTTACTTCCGGGTAACTTTCAACACCTTTTTTATTTTCATTTTTTTCAATGTATTCATTTTTAGACTATTGCCATTATTTAAAGAAAAACACAAAAATTTGAGTGTAAGTTGACCCCGACCGCCCTCTTCTTTGATTGCAATTGCAAATGAATTATCAAATTTGGATATATGACACTCTTTGACTGGCGCCGGATTAAGATAGATCACCACCAAATAAATCAATTTTACTTGCACAGGTAACTTTTTAACCAGATAATCTAACTTTCATAATTATCGATATTACTCCTTCTCCCTTAATGTTATAGTGTTTGTCCTTTCCCTAAGGTATCTGTAATAGTATCATTGTATTATGAAACTATGGGATGCAATTAAAAAAATGCGGGAAATAACAGCTACAGGCAATACCTTCAGTATGGCATTCATGAGCTATAACAGTTCATCGAACACCTCTGAAGGGGTTGTTGAAGTTAGGCGTGCTAAATTGCGTAAAAAAGCGAATGCGGATCTTTATCGTAATGCTGATATACTGATTCCTTACTACGATTATGATCAAGGCAAAGCACGCCAATTCTATCTTCCGTGTCTAATGATTTTTAATGGTGAAAAAATAACTTTCCGATGAATAACATAAAAATTGATAAAGTAGGTAGCACACGATTCATACATATTCCCGGTGTAGGTATTGGTATGTATATGGGTATGGATTCTACCTTAACCACTTTCCCGGAAATGTCTTCCGTAAGTTGGGAAACAGATCCTGAAATTATTGCCGGTAAGGCTGTGGTCCCATACGGAAAAGATAACAACTTACCTATAGAGATTCGGAATATCATGGAAGAAAATAATCTGGCCCCTGGTATACTGGAACGGGAGAAGGGGTTACTATTTGGTCAGGGACCCGAATTATATCAGAAAGTCTATGAAGACGGTGAAGTTACCCGGAAATGGGATTACGATAAAGAGATTTGGAAGTGGCTGAATAGTTGGGATCTAACGCGTTATTTAGATATGGCCATTACTGAATATAAATATCTACACGGTTATTTTGATAAAGTATTTTTAAATAAAGGTATTCGTATCGGACGTAATCCTAAAATAGCAAGAATGGAAATTGTACCCGGTGTGAATGCCCGTTTTGGCTGGGTTGAAACCCGTAAGCTGGAAGATATCAGGGAAATTCTGGTCGGTAACTTCGAGGAAGGATGTTTACGTGGAATTACCACTTACCCGGTGTTTGACTGTAAAGATCCATACCGGTATAAGGTATCAATGTCCTACCACAATAGCTATTCCTATGCCCGTAGCCTCTACTCAATTCCCTCTTTTTATGGTTCATTAAACTGGATCCGCCGTTCTTCAGATGTACCTGTTATCTTGAAATATATCACTGATAACATGATCAACGTGGCTTTTCACATTGAATCGCCGAATGAATATTGGGAAGCCCAGGAAGAAAAGTTAAAAGATAAATGTACCAGGGCAAATCGGGAATACAGATCAGAAATGCTAGATGAGCACAAAGATGATGTATTGAGAAAATTGGCAGAAGCTTTATCCGGCAAACGCAATGTTGGAAAATTCTTCCATACAGTAACTCTAAAGGATTTAGATGGAAAACCTTGTGAGTGGAAGATCACACCGATTGACCAGAAAATCAAAGACTTTATCGAAGGTCAGATCCGCGTATCGGAAAAGGCTGATAGTGCAACAACCTCGGGAATCGGTTTACACCCATCGTTATCTAATATTATGGTTGATGGGAAACTATCTTCCGGCTCTGAAATGCTCTATGCCCTGAAACTCTATCTGGCTTCCGACACTTCTATTCCTGAAGAAATTATACTGCAGTCTGTAAATCAAGCCATTCAGATCAACTTTCCGAATACTCCCTGGCGTTTAGGCTTTTATCATAAAATTGTACTTCGGGAGGAAGATGTCTCTCCAAGTGAAAGAACCTCTAAAAATGTCTGAAGATGAATCTATTATTTAACGATATCGATGAACTAAGAAAACATATCAGTTTTCTGTATGCTACTGCTGAGTTTTATAGCCTGAGATCCGATCTGTTATTAGCTACAGAAGATTTGATTTCAGTTGTAGGTGAAGACATTTACACCCGTGTTCAAAATGCATACGAAAATGACTTTACAGACGATTTGAGTAAAGAACTGATCTCTTTGTTCCAGTATCCTATCGCTATGCTAGGGTATCTTTCTTATGTCCAGAATGCCGATATCTCTCATGAAGATTCAGGCCGGAAAGTAAAAATTGACAAAGACTCCGAATCTATGCCTTGGGAATGGCAAGTCATACGGGATAATGAAGCCATCCGGAATAAAGGGAACCGGGGTATCGATCGTTTGATTACTTTCCTGGATAAGCATATCGACGAGCTGCCTGAATGGAAAGACTGTGAACAACGGAAAGACACCAATTCGCTATTTGTAAAGTCCGCCAAAGAATTTGATCAAATTGTTCCGATCGATGGCAGCCGGGTATTTTATTTGCGTGTTTTACCTTTTATCCGGAAAGAAGATAAAGAACTACGTAATTATCTGGGCACCGATCGTTATTCAGTCTTAAAGAATTCTATGAGGAATGATTCTATAACGGAAGAACAATCCGAAATCATTGGCCTATGCCGTGAAATTATCCCGCTACGAGTAATGGCTACAGCAGTCCGGCGCCTGGCCATTCAGGTACTACCGGAAAGTGTTGTAATGCGTTTTGATGCTGACCGCAGCACAATGAAAGCCAGTACTCCGGTATCAGCAGAAATGATCGCATCTGTTGAAAAATCTTATCTGACAGAAGCTGACCAAGCCATAACGCGCCTGCAACAATTCCTGACAAAACAGAAACCGGAAAATAACAGTGATGTTCTATATTCTGTCGATTATTCACGGGAAAAATTCTTTACTGTATGAATGTGATCGAAATACCGGAGACAGGCAAACGAATAGAATATCCGTCAACCTGGGAAGAATGTACACCTTCACAGGTCCAATATATTTTCCGGGAAGCAGACAGATTACTAACCGGCGATATCGATCCACTTGAATTCCGGATCAGGATATTTTATCATCTTGCTGGTATCATCCATCAGAAAAAGCATCAGCATAAAGAACGATTACTAACCGAAGAACAACAAAGGATAAAGTACGAAAACATTATCCGAGCCTCCGAAACAGTTGGTTTCATGTTCCAAAAACAAGGTAATCAACTGATCTTTAAATTTGATTGCATCCGGAATCTTATCCCCCGACTCAAAATAAACCACCGGGTATTACATGGACCGGCCGAAGCTTTTTTCAATATAACATTCGGGGAATACCGGGTAGCCTATGATTATTATATCCGTTTTGTCCGGGATCATGATGAAAATGATTTAAATAATTTATGTTCCGTGCTGTACCGACCAGCAAGATCAGGAACCTGGAACGATGATATCCGGATTGAATTTAATCCCTATGAATGTTGCAGACAAGCCAAATTGTTCCATAAAGTTGCACCAGAAGTACGGTCTTTTATTGTCTCTTGGTTTGGGGCTTGTGATAATTATTTCAAAACCGGTCAAATAGAAATAGACGGCCGGTTGATCAGCCTGGCCCCTCTTTTTCGGAATGCAGATAGTGAAACAAACGGAGTTCCTGATGCCGATACAGGAGAATTAGGCTTAACCGGTATCCTGATGAGTGTGGCTGACAATGGAACGTTCGGACCGGTTAGTGAAGTAGAAAAAACAAATTTATATACAGTACTCCTTAAATTGTATCAATGGCATTTGGAACACAAACGCCTGGAAAAAATATATAACAAACATGGTAAACTTGAAACTATACCGAAACTACTTTAAACAACTCTGTACAGAAATAAGAATTGACAAAATGGTCATAGTTGTACAAGAAGAACACTTACGTAAAAAATTAGCCGGTCTGACCGGTACTATCCTGGCTGTTGTTTATCCTTCTGGGACAGGCGCCGGAGAAGCCGATAATATTTCCGACATCAATACTTGTCTGCTTTTCATCCTTGAAAACAATAATAAGACCGAATCTGACCCGGAAAAGGAATTTAACTGCTATCTTCATTTACAGAGTATTACTGAAGCTATCAAACAAAGTATCGTAAACGACGCAGAATATAATCGATTATTATTTCGTGATCTTGACCGCCAATCCTTCCAGATTGAACCCGAATGGAATATAGCAGGAAGCTACATCGGATATTCACTTACTTTTAACTTTAAGCATTAATCTAAACTATATCTAATAATACAACAAATGGAATCCTCACCTTAAAAATACAAGAAAAGCAGAAGTACACAATCATTATATAATCCATGAATTAAAACACATTAAATAGTCTCTTTATTACAAAGTAAATCCATATCATATGTGTTGATTAACTTATACATTTAACGAATGTATAATATCAAATTTTTCAATAATCTTTCGGAAATAAATGTTTGATTCCTTTTTTCTTTTCCATATCTTTACATCGAACTTAGAATTATATAGATGGAATCGTTTAAAATAGCAAAAATCAGTATAAAGAAGCTTTTTGGCTATAAGGATATTGAATGGAATTTGAGGGAAGATATAAACATTCTTTCTGGAATAAATGGAACTGGTAAAAGTACTATATTGAAGATTATTGGAGGTTTGCTACAGGGCGAATTTCCGAAGGAAAAATATATGTTTTTATTTGAATACTGTAAAGTAGAATTTTTTAATAACAAATATATTGAATTAAAACGTATTGAGTTACCTGTCATTGAAAAAAGAACTTTCCCCTCAATTGAGGAAAACAATAACCTGCAAGGTATTTATATCTTTTCTGATGAAAAATATTATATAGAACATCAAGGTATAAACTATCAATATTATTTTTGTCTTTATTCTAATATAAAACGTAAGGAAGAAGGTGTTGAATTTGATGTGATTAATACTTTTGATCAATCATTCAAATTATCTGAAGATGTTAGGAAGGGTGCAGATAATGAGGAAGTTGAAACTGAATTAGACTTGTTAATTAACAATTTAGAAAATGATTATTTAAGATTCTTAGTTGATAAAAATAAATTAATTCTTAAGGAGATAAAAAAACAGCCAAATGATATATATGGGATTGTAAAGTCCTACAATAAAGGTCTGCGGCTATTGAGATTGTGTATAAATAAATTATTTAAAGAAACTAATAAAACATTTGAATTAGAAGATCGAATAAAATTTAAACAAAATTCTCAGGAGCTTTCCCCTTATAAATTATCTTCTGGTGAAAAACAAATGTTAATAATATTATTAACTGTTCTGATACAAGATCAAAAGAACTGTATTTTATTAATGGATGAACCAGAAATATCCTTACACTATGAGTGGCAAAAACGTTTAATTGAAATTATCAGAGAACTAAATCCTAACGTTCAATTAATAATTGCAACACATTCTCCATTTATTGCTATGGACGGTTGGTTAGATAAGATAACAAATATTACTGATATTACAAGTGTGGCTGAATAATGATTGAAGCTATTAATTCTGATTTAGTAAAGGCTACTAATAGTATGCAGCCTAAATCCCAATCTAAAAAGATTATTGTTTATACTGAATCATATGAGGATATTGGGTTTTGGTACTCTATATTACAGGATTTTGAAACTTCTGAATATAAGTTTGAAGTGAAGACTCCTTCCAGAAATTCTAATGTAAAGGGGAAGCAGGAAGCGCTTAGTCGTGAAATGGATATTTTAAGTTTAGGAGTCGGTCAGTATATGATTATTTGTATTGATAGTGACTATGATTATTTACTCCAGGATGCTACAGCTTTATCTAAAAAAATAAATGAATCTCCATATATTTTTCAAACATATGTCTATGCTATAGAAAATTATATGTGTCATGCAGATTCCCTACACTTTGTATGTTCGTTATCAACTAATGTTGTTCTTAATGATTTTGATTTCATCTCCACATTAAAGAAATATTCTAATATTATATATGAACTTTTAGTTTTGTCTGTTTGGGTTGATAAGGCAGAAAAAGAGAAAAGACCGGAAAGTGCAATAGAAAATGTAGCCAGAAAAATATTTCCCTTAAAAGATTTTGGTCAATGTGTGGCATTTTTTACAAACGAAATTTATCCTGAAAATATAGCAACCTGTTTACAACAGATAAATGATAAAGTCACTACTAAATATAACGACGTTTATGCTCTAATAGTTAAAACTTATTTTGGTGGGGAAAAAGATATTTTTGAGAAAGAATTAGAAGCATTTAAAAGTTCTCTTACTGATTTAGGTGTCACTCCCGATAATGCCTATCTCTTTATGAAAGGGCATTGTTTAAAAGACGGTTTTATACAACATTTGATAAAAGGTGTATGCAAAAGACGTATTGAGAGCAGGATGAAAGAAATAGATAACAATGGAGATGAAGTTTCGACATCTAAAAAACAATTTCATAATACCTGTCGGGATCAGATGACTGTTTTAAGCACAAATACTGAATTTAAAAAACATTGCCTGCAATATCAGAAATTGTATGATAGACTTCTAACGTATAGCAGTAATTTAGTGATGTCTAATTAG